AACGACCGCTTATAGGGAGCACGTTCCTGTTTTTCCCACAAATAGTGGGACACCTGTTGCTCAGGACGTTATGTTTTCTACCTCTGCACTCACATATTCGTCCACAACTTTGCCATATGGCAATGGTGTGTTGTCAGTATATGTCATTAACGAATTATCTGTTCCAGATGATACCATAGACGCCGACATTTCTGTGAATGTGTTTGTGTCTGCAGGTGAAGATTTTCAGGTTGCTGCACCATGCAGTACATATTTAAATCAAATGCTTACATCGTCTATTGAATTTCCTAAGGATGTTCGTGTTCCTGACCCTCAAGCAGAAATTGTTTCAGCTTCTGATCCTGAAGAAACTCAACGGACAGATTCTGCTCCTGCCATATCCATAAAATTGGATGCACTTGGACCTATGTCGAAGGATGTTTCTTTGAATGATTTTTATTTCGGTGAAAATATTGTCTCTTTTCGGCAATTGGTGAAACGATATGTTACTTCCGAGTATTTACCATTTTCATTAGAGGCTGGTCAGTCCGGATTGCCAGTTAATTCACCTATTCTTGTCAGATCTGGTCGTGAAGCCATGCCTGCCGAACCTATGTTTGTGGTCACGACTAATGGTGGAACTTTTGATATTTTGTCTGTTGCTGGCAACGGATTGTTTTATTTTGCATTTTTCACTCCCTTGCGTTATTTGACACTTGCCTTTGGGGGTTGGAGAGGTACATTACGACAAACACTTATTACTGATCTTGCCAGAGGTTCACAGGGTTTCTATCGTGGTGGAGTTACGACTTTGTCTTGGCGCACAGGTGTTTGTGCCAATTATATCAATGCTTCACCTGCTCAGGATTTTTGGAATGCCACAGATCGAGGCACTTATTATGGTGGAATGAGAGACAATGAGGGTATGTCTGGAACGACTATGACTCAATCGGAAATCAATCCTATGATATCTGCAGAAGTTCCTTTTTTCACCAATTACAAATTTGCACCTGCGAAGACTTTGCCGCGCTTTGCAGTTGATGTGACTGCAAGTTACAATGATGCAATAGAAATCCAGCCCGGCAAGACGTATTTTGAGATTACTCGACAGGCTGGAATAGCCGCGGATAACACCACAAATTTGCCTACCATACAACGGATGGTGGCAGCTGGAGAAGATTTTAATCTTTTCTTTTATTTGGGCCCTCCAATTTTGTTTGCAGCGAAATCGCTGCCTGTAGAGCCCTAAACAGACCACGTTGCGAGAGCCCGCAACACGGAGTTAAAACTTCGTTGGTTACCCAATCTAATCTTGTGCATGAGATTTTTGCTTCTGGGTAACCAGAAGATTTTTATTCATGTGCTCAATTTGAGAAGGTTGCCAGAATTCATGCATTACTCGAC